GAAATCCATATTGTTGACTTTTTTGCACTTTCTGGTGGAACAATTGAAGAATTTGTATCAAAAATCAAAGAAAAACCATACAATTACGGAAAACACTACTTACCGCATGATGCAAGAGCGAGGACTTTGGCAAGCGGTGGGAAGTCAGTAATTGAACAGATGGCAGCGCAACTGGGCATCAACAACTTAGCGATTGTGCCAAGTTTGAGTGTCCAAGAAGGCATACAAGCCGTAAGAACAGCGTTGCCAAGGTGTTGGTTTGATTCAGAGAAATGTGCAGATGGCATTGAGGCATTGAGGCAGTATCAGCGTGAGTATGATGAGGACAAGAAGGCTTTTAGGCAAACACCAAAGCATGATTGGACAAGTCACCCAGCCGATGCAATGAGAATGTTAGCAATTAGTTGGCGACCTGAACCTACAGTTAGACCGCCTGATCCGAATAAAGTGTTGATTGTTGGCCCTGAAAATGAAGTCACAATGAACGATATGTGGGCAATTCACAAACAAACCTCTAGGAGTAATCGAATATGAGTGGAACAACCGATCCTTATAGATACCAATATGAACACGTTGCAGCAAGTCAAACGGCTCAAGTCTTGGGCGGTACAGGCGCAGCGGGTGATTACATACATCGATTAGCTTGTACGGTATCAACTGCTTCAACAGGAACTGTTAGTATTCTTGATGGCGCAAGTTTTAGCCATTTAGTGTTGCCCGCTTCGCCTGGTGGTGGCATTGGTCAATATGACATCGAACTCAATATCATATCTAGAAATGGTGCATGGAAGATCACCACAGGCGCTGGTGTTGAAGTGTTAGCCATTGGCATCTTTTCAGCTTAATCATCATGTCTAAAGCTGGACTTTATGCCAATATTTTGGCAAAACAAGAACGGATCAAGGCGGGTTCAGGCGAAAAGATGAACAAAGTGGGCAGTAAAGATGCTCCGACCGACAAAGATTTTAAGCAAGCCGCTAAAACTGCAAAGCCTGAGAACAAATGACAGCTGCTTGGACTCGCAAAGAAGGCAAAAACCCTGAAGGCGGTTTGAACGCTAAGGGGCGTGCGAGTTATAAAGCAGAAACGGGTGGCACTTTAAAGCCTCCTGTTAAGTCTGGGGATAATCCAAGGCGTGCATCATTTCTTGCTCGAATGGGTGCAACTAATGGCCCAATGGAGAAAAACGGAGAACCTACACGGTTAGCTCTTGCTTTAAAAGCATGGGGTGCATCATCAAAAGAAGATGCTCGATCCAAGGCAAAAGCAATTTCTGAAAGAAACAAAAATGGCTGAATATGTTGAAACGGAAGTTGACAAGTACAACACCCTTATTGCCACTTATGACAACGAGTTCAAAAAGTGGGAAGCACGCACTAAGAAGATTATTAGGCGCTATAGGGATGACACACGAAGCGCAAGCGGTAACGATACCGCCAAATTCAATATTCTGTGGTCTAACGTACAGACCCTGATACCCGCTGTTTATAGCAAGATGCCCAAGGCTGATGTAAGCCGTAGGTTTGGGGACAATGACCAAGTGGGGCGTGTTGCATCTATATTGGTAGAACGAGCGTTAGACTTTGAGATTGAGCAATACGCAGACTTCAGAAGCACAATGCGTTATGCCGTGGAGGATAGGTTCTTGGGAGGCCGAGGCGTGGCTTGGGTTCGTTATGAACCACACGTTGTCCAAGTGCCTGGGATGCCCGAAACCCCAGAAAACGATGATGGCTTGCAAATTACCGAAGATACAGATGAGGCAGAAAGCAAAGACTACACGGCTGGCGAAGTTGAGCCAATGGAGCAGATTGAATATGAATGTGCGCCTACTGATTACGTTCATTGGGCTGATTTTGGACATAGCGTTGCCCGAACATGGGAAGAAGTCACGCAAGTTTGGCGTTGGGTTTACATGACCAAAGATGCTCTGGTTGAGCGTTTTGGTGAAGAAGCTGCTAAAAATATCCCATTGGATAGTGGGCCTGATCCATTGTCAAACTATGCAAGCAGCCAAAAAGAATACACACGGGCCAAGATTTGCGAATTGTGGGACAAAGACACCGCAAAGGTTTATTGGTTCAGCAAGCAAGGCAATAAGTTTATTGATGTTCGAGATGACCCACTACAGTTAGAGCAATTTTTCCCATGTTGCAAGCCTTTGTACGCAACAATGACAAGCGATAGCTTAGTGCCTGTTCCTGACTTTGTGTTGTATCAAGACCAAGCCAATGAATTGGACATCTTGAGCGACCGTATTGACGGATTGGTCAAGTCTTTGCGTGTGCGTGGGGTTTACGATGCAAGCGTCCCAGCTTTGCAAAGATTGTTGACAGAGGGCGATAACAACACCTTAATTCCTGTTGATAAATGGATGGCATTTAGTGAAAAAGGCGGTTTAAAGGGTGCAATTGACCTATTGCCTTTGGACACTTTAGCCAATGCTTTGCTTCAATGTTATCGAGCAAGACAAGAGATTAAACAGCAAATCTATGAAATCACGGGTTTATCGGACATATTAAGGGGTGCATCAGTAGCAAGTGAAACAGCTACAGCCCAACAGATCAAGGGACAATTTGCAAGCCTTAGACTTCGTTCTATGCAAGAAGAAGTGGCTTTATTTGCCTCTGATTTAATAAGACTTAAAGCGCAGATCATTTGCACCAAGTTTCAGCCACAGACGATCTTGATGTATGCTGCTGCAAGCCAAATGCAACCCGTGGATCAACAATTGATTCCACAGGCTTTGGAATTGATTAAAGACAAACCTTTACGCAACTTCAGGATTGAAGTGTCTGCGGATAGTTTGGTGCAATTGGATGAAGCAGCCATGAAGCGTGAGCGTACCGAGTTTATTGGTGCATTTGCTGGGTTCTTACAACAAGCCATGCCGATTGCACAAACAAGCCCAGAGATGACCCCAGTTTTAATGGAGATTATGAAATTTGGCATTAGTGCATTCAAGTCTTCCAAACAACTTGAGGGCGTTATTGACCAAGCATTAGATCAAATTAAGGTAAAAATGGCACAACCACAACCGCCCAAACCTGATCCTGAAATGATGAAATTGCAAGCGCAACAGCAATCAGAGCAAATGCGAGTACAAGCGGATATGCAAGCAGCGCAAGCCCAAGCTCAATTTGATGCTCAATTACATCAAGCCAAAATTCAAGCTGAAATGCAAATGGAGCAAATGAAAGTTCAAGCAGAAATGCAAGCAGAGGCACAAAAACAACAGTTTACTGCTCAAATAGAAAGTGCAAAACTTGAGCGAGAGCAACAAATGGAGCGTTTCAAAGCTGAATTGGATGCAAACACCAAGATACGTGTTGCCCAAATTAGTCATTCAGCGTCTTTGCTTCCCGAAGATATGGATGCCCAGCAACAAATGCACGCAACCTTGAATCAAGACTTACGAAGCATGATTGAAGCAATGATGAATACTGTAAACAATTCACATCAACAAGTTATGCAAAGCCATCATCACAATGTTGGAACTATGCAAGAAATGTTAAAAAATCAGAATGACAATACTGAAGTCATGAAAAATGTGGCTGAATTAATTTCTGCGCCAAAAAGAATTGTTCGTGGCTCTGATGGTCGTGCCGTAGGAATGGAGGTAATCAAATGATAGAGACAACTAAAGGTCAAATGGACGAATCTGTATTGGAAAAACGTGAAGGTCAATCAGACACCAACACAGAAACAATTGAATGGGTTGAATATTGGTATGAAAACCAAATGGTGCATCGTTCAGTTCATGTAAAACTCAAACACGCAGCCCTTGCTGATGGCGCTGCTTCATCTTTTTAAGGAAATAAAATGGCTAATTCAACAGCAATGTGTACAAGTTTCAAGGGCGAATTGTTCACAGGAACGCACAATTTCACCCCAAGCACGGGCAACACCTTTAAGGCTGCGTTGTACTTTGCAACTGGCAGTTTAGGTGCAGCAACTACAGCCTATTCAGCAACCAATGAAGTCACGAATACATCAGGCACAGGTTACACAGCGGGGGGGGTTACAATTACCAATGCAAATGCGCCTGCAACAAGTGGAACAACTGCGTATTGGACACCATCAGCTAGTTTTACATGGTCTGCTTTAACGGTTACAACGGCATTTGATGCTGTTTTAATTTATAACTCAACCTCTAGTAATAAAGCAGTAAGCGTTCACAACTTTGGATCGCAAACAGTAACGGCTGGCACTTTTACGTTGACCATGCCCACTAATGATGCGACCACAGGTTTATTGCGTATTGCATAATGGCACAAGGGCCTTGGGGCACAGGCACATGGGACGATGCCAGATGGGATAGTCTCCCAATAACGGGCAATCAAGCTACGGGTGGCGTTGGCAGTCCAAGTGTTGCCGTTAGTGCCTTATTAACGGGTGTTCAAGCAACTGGCGCTGTAGGGACTTTGCTTGATGCAAGCTCTGCAACGTTAACAGGCGTTACTGCAACAGGTTCTGTCGGCTCATTTGCTAATGAAATAAGTATTGGATTAGCAGGCGTTCAAGCGTCTGGTTTAGCGGGTAGTGAGAGCGAATCAATAACTATTGCCCTCAATGGGGTATCAACTACAGGATCGGTTGGCTCTTTTGTCCCAAGCGGTTCTTTAGGCATTAATGGAGTTACAGCAACAGGTGCAGTTGGAAATGTTGTTGCAACAATAGTAACCATTGTTCAATTATCAGGTGTTCAAGCGGTTGGTTCAGTTGGCAATGTAACGCCTCCTTTGCCTGTTATTATTATTGATGACCGACATGATCCAGGCCCTGATAAGCTGAAAAAACAGCTAAAACGTGAGCAAGAAAAGAATAAAAAGCGCAGAGATGAGATTATTGAGGCATATGAGCGCATTGTTGAGGGCAAAATACCCGAAGAAATAATTGCGCCTTATGTAGAAACATTTGCTACAATTGCAACCAAGCAAGATGTTACATTAACAGACATTGAAAAAATGCTGTTTAATTTGGACAAAATGCAGTTAATTTGGGACGACCACATCGAATCAGATGACGAGGAAATTTTGCTATTATGAGAAAAACCTATGTAATGGTTAATGGCGAATTGGTTGAAAAACACAAAGCCAATGATGTTATTAATGCACCCATGATAATGGGCGATATTGCTCCTTACCAATCAATGATTGATGGCTCTATGATCCAGAGCCGAAGCCGACACCGTGAACATCTTAAAGATAATGGATGTATTGAGGTGGGCAATGAATCAATGGAAACCAAACGCACAGCCCCATCGAGCGAAAAAAGGCGTGAGGTTTTGGCTCAACAATTGGGCAACATGACCCATAACGAAGCCAATAAAATAATGAATTCATTGCGTGAGCAAAACAATCAGATGAAATACCACAGGAGATAAACATTGGATACTACAGAACCCATTGTCCCAACAGAAACGCCCGATAACCGTAGAGAGCTACTTTCACAGCAATTTGATGAAGTAGGGAAAGCTGAACCAGCTAAATTTCAACGTGAGGACAGCGTTAAATCCGTATCTACCAATGATAAACCCTTAGAAGAACCTGTAGAAGAACCTGTTTGGAAACGTGCCCCAGCTAGTTGGAAGAAAGATTATCACGAGGTTTGGCAAACAGCCGACCCAAAAATGCAAGAATACGCATGGCAACGTGAAGAACAAATGCGTAAAGGCGTTGAGCCTTTAATATCTAAAGCGCAATTTGCAGATCAAATCAATGAGGTTGTTAACCCTTATTTACAAACAATTCAAGGGATGGGTTTAGACACACCCAAAGCGGTTAAAGCCTTGTTAGAAGCTGACCATATGCTAAGAAATAGTAATGGGCAAGAAAAATTGCAATTATTTAGTAGATTAGCGACACAATATGGTGTAAACTTAAATGACGTTAATTTCCAACAAGGGGTTGACCCAACAATTTATGCACTTCAAAATGAGCTAAATAATGTTCGTGGCGAAGTAAATGGCTGGAAACAGCAACAAGAGCAAGTTCAAAATCAACAGCTTTTAGGCGAAATTGAAAAATTTAGCTCTAAAGCCGAGTATTTTGAAGAAGCCCGTCCGACTATGATTCAACTCCTACAGAGTGGTGTAGCGCAGACGTTAGAGGAAGCATATGAAAAAGCTGTGCGCCTCGACCCTAAGTTATTTGACAGCGTACAAGTCAGCAAACAGGCCGAATTGGATAACGCAAAACGAGTAGCAGCAGACCGAGCAGCGAAATCTGCAAGGGCTAATGCGGTTTCTGTGAAAAGTTCCACACCTGGAATGGTCACCAAAAACAATGCTCAAGACCGCCGCAGTTTATTGGCAGAGCAATTTGACCAAATGGCTGCACGACTTTAATTGATACAAGGAGAATAATTATGGCATTTGCCAATTCCAGTATCAGCGACATCATTGCGACCAACATTCAAAGCCGTACTGGTGAGTTAGCTGATAACGTCACAAACAACAACGCCCTTTTGCGTAGACTCAAAGACCGT